GATCCGGCTCCGGCAGGAATGATAGGAATAAATGTAAATATTTTGTCAACAGATAATCCTTTTGTTGTTAGACAAAAAGCCATATTTGCTGTTAATTCTACATATTTTGGTATACCAGATTTTAGGGGACAATTTTTAAGGGGATTGGATATACCAAACAATTATGATTTGGGAACAAGATTTAGTCTAAACAATATTCAAACTGGCGGTTTAAATTTAGGCACTATGGAATTTGATGATATTTTGTCACATTCACATATTTATAATATGACTGCTAACAATACAATTCCAGTAGGAGGAGGTGCATCTCCAGTATTTACTCCATCATATCAACCAACCAATACAAGCTTAACGGGTGGAAGTGAATCAAGACCTATTAACTCCGTGGTAAATTATTACATAAAATATTGAGGATTAAAAAATGAGTACAGCATTGATATTTGCAAGAGATAAGAATGGATTTAATACTTTTATCGTTTCCCATTCATCACAAACTTATTCCGCTTTTTTAGCAACCGGAGTTAGTCAAACTTTGACTGTTCCATCGGAATCATTAAATAATTCTAAAAGAATTGTAGCGGTTATAGCTAGCAATCAAGGTGGAAATGTATGGGTTTGCATCAATGGAACTGCAACTATTCCTGCTGGTGCATTCTCACAAACTGATTCTGATTTAAATCCACCTGGACTTATCGTAAATGTTGGTGATGTTATATCATTTATAACAAATGATGCTATAGGTGCATATGTTAATGTAAAATTTTATTCGGATATAACCTAATGCAATCCAAAAGAATACCAATTGGAATAATAGATAATCCAATTGTAAAAAGTTTATATGAGCAGGGAGCAGATTTTGGATCAGCTATACCATTAGAAGACACTTTGATTATTACAGAAGATGATGATTTTGTAATAACAGAAGATGATATACAAATAATAACTGAAAATTAAGAGAAAAAAATGGCAACTAAAAAATTTAGTCAATTTACAGATGGTGGTTCATTATTATCAACAGATACGGTTGTTGGTTTAAGATCGGGAGTGAATTATAAATTTAGTCCACAAACCGGCCAGCTACTTTCTTCAAATAATTTAAGCGATGTTGCAAATACACAAACATCAAGAAATAATTTGAGTGTTGCTAAAAGATCATCAGGCTCTGGTTCTCCACAGGGATTAGTGGCTGGTGAACTTAGTGATACATATATAGATACGACAGCCCCTACAAATAAATTCTACATATGTATAGTTGCAGGAAATTCTGTATCTACTGTGTGGCAATTACAGTCTGATGTCAATAATGCTCTTCTAATTCCAAACAATTTATCAGATGTGGCGAATCCTGTTACATCACTTTCAAATATTGGTGGTCAACCTATAAATATTTTAGGCACGGGTAATCCCAATGGAGCACAAGCTGGAACAGCAGGTATAAATATATACTATGATTCTGCATCTCAGCAGTATTGGAATTGTACAACAACCGGCACATCTTCAACAGCGGTATGGACTAGTTCTAGAGATATTTTCCCAGTTAATTATATTGATTTTATTGCGCCGCCCGTCCAGCTTGAAGTTAACAATATCTATCTAGCTAGAGTAACTAGTCCGTCACCTGCTAATGCAATTATGCCAGTCGCTCCCAGTTTGGGAGATTTATTGATTATCTATGCGACTGGTGCGGCTGGTGTCAACATTACAATCGGTACTGCAAATGCTATCAGAATAAGTAACACATCGGTTTCTTCAACATTTTTCATGCCTGCCAATTCTTCGATTGTTTTAAGATGCGTCGTGGATGTGGGTGGTGGGCAATGGCGTGCAGAATCAATTGTAGGAAATTTAACTATAGACGGATCAATTCAACAAAATGCAATTGACAATGTTCAACAGCCATTAAATTTAACAGGTGCTGTAGACCCTAATGGTAATGTCGCAGGAACTGCTGGAATAAACTTTTATTTTAATACAGTAACGCTTCAAATGTGGCGTTGCATATCTACTGGAAATTCTGCAACTGCTGTCTGGACTCCAATCACGCAAGAATCAAATATTTTACCTGCAAATACAGTATATTTTTCTGCATTAATTGGAAGTGACACATTAGGAAATGGTTCTGAATCATTCCCTTTTGCCACATATAACTTTGCAGCTACATATGCCGCAGGATTAGCAACATCTACCAATCAATATGCAGTATTCCCGATGGGTCAAGAAATTGTATCTGGCGATATTGTTATTTATCCATTTGTTAATTTTTCAGGATTAAATTCAGATACAAATTCATTGAGCACAACTGGTAATTTAGTAGTTGATGCTTCATGGGGAACAACACCAAACTCATCTTTTTCATGTGTTAATGTTGGGTTAGATATACAGGCCGGGGTAAATATAATTTTGCCAGCACCACAAGGTGCGCAATTTTTATTTATAAATTCTCCATTTTCTAATTCGACACCGTCTATTACTTCCGTTGGTACAGACTCAACATCATTTGAATTAATGGTATTTATCAATGAAGTTTCTATTCAGACGAGACCCGATATAACAGCGACTAATTTTATAACAGCAGTAGATAATTCTGGCGGCGGAAATATTACTTCAATAAACAACTCATCTAATAAGCCAAGTATTCTGGTATTTCTTGGTAACTCATTATTGACAAACTCGGGAACAACTACAATTCAAACTGTAGTGCCAGGTCAAGCATCTTTATTTTTAGCAACTGCGACACTTGTAAGTAATTTAGTTTTGGATGGCACTAATTCTATAGCTGAAGTTGATTCAGTAAGTTATCCATCATCTGTTAGTTTCTTGAATGGGGCTACATTTACAAATGTAAATTTGGTGACATTGTCAGATGGAGTATCTGCTAACGATAATTTTACTCCAGCAAATTATACTTTACCTGTCGCAACCTTATATCCTTCTTCAAGTGTTACTAATAATTTAGTAGGTATTGATAATGAGTTGGGAATTATAAAAACTCCTTCAGTTGTGCAAGCAGATAGACATGGCGCTGCAACACCAATTTTAGTAACTGGATTTTTGATTTGCACAGATGTCAGAGAAGATACAAACAGCTTATACAATAATTCGACGGGTACATTTACTGCTGACAAAGATGGTTTGTATGAGTTTAATTATGAAGTTCATACAAGCGGTACAGGAACTTCAGTACCATTAAACACTGTATATTATATTGATGCAGCTTTTTACAAAAATGGTGCTTTTTTAGATGTTCAATATTCATCAAATAGAAACACAGGAATATTAAATGGTGTTATTGTATCAACAAATAATCATGGACACGCAATTATAAGATTAGTTGCTGGAGATACTATAAATGTAAATGTAGTACAAAATGGAAATATACCATTAACATTATTAAGTGCAAATTTTTCAGCGAAATATATAAGAAACTAATATGAAAGATATTGAAGATTTTCAACATAAAGTTTATGATAAATTCACTGAACTGTTTGTATCTCAAAAAGGGATATTAGATTTATTAAATACTTTTAATTCTACGGTTGATAATATTTCTGTATCCATTTCTGAGTTTCATTTAGAAATGGATAAAATGAAAGAAAAAATTGATAAAACAAAAGAAACAATAATTAAGCAGTCTATAATAATATCTTTTTCAGTAAAAATTGCACTAGCAATATGCATTTCTCTTAGTGCAATTTCTTGTTTTATGTTTAAGGAGGGCTGCAATGGCATTATTGAAATTCCTGTCAAAATTCTCAATAAGTTTATTTCATAAAAAAACCAATAAAAAGAAAATTTTATTGGTTGATGATGATAAAATATGTTTGAAATGTACGTTATTAATTCTTAAAGAATTAGATTTTGATATTTTTATTGCAGATAATGGAACAGATGCGATAGAAATTATAAAAAATATACATTTTGACTTTGTTTTATTAGATTTGGGATTGCCAGATATAAATGGCTTAAAGGTTCTTAAAAAAATTAATATAAAAAATAACAATTTCACTAAAGTAATAGTTATCACTTCATATAATCAAGATTATATGAAAATTGCATGTAAAAAACTCAATGCTCATGCGTTTATTCAAAAACCAATTAATTTTGAAAAGTTAATTAATGCTATTAATTTATAGAATTAATTTTAGGATTTTTTTCGCCAAACAGTGAAGTCAATACAGTTCCAACAACAGAAATAATTGATAAAATTGCAGATGTTTGTGGATAAAAAGTCGTCATTGAATATGCTGCCGCACTAGCAGATATTGCCAATAGTGTGTGGCCAATGACAACCATTACTTTTGGAGTCTTCTCAAATATCTGGCTTATTCCAAAGTTCATTATTTTAATTCCTTAATGTGCGGTTAATCCATCCCAGAAGAAATTTATTTTGACTAGGTTTATTTTTTACTATATTAACATAGTATGATATTTGCTCAAGTTTTAGGGAATTCAATAAAATTTTGCAAATTATTGAATTAATTCCCCTTTCAAATATTCCATTTTGAGATATAAAACTAATCAATGACTGAAGTGTTTTTGTTCCACAAATACCGTCTTCATTTAATATAGAATATTTATCTTCATTCAATATATGTTGTAATATTTTTATAGATTCTATAGTTCCAGAATTTACACCAAACCAAAAAATATTCTCAGCGATTTTCTGGTCATTCACTTCACTTAATCTCATAACATCCCAGAAATCACGCTTGTATATAGCACAAGCATCATCCAGCGTTAGTTTCTTAATATCCAAATCAGGGTAGCTACGCTTGCTTATACCGTACTTAGTTTCACCACCCAGATCATCATGATCCCATACATAATCACCTTCTATAGGGATTATCTGATCTTTTATTGGATCAAAATTAGCCATTTAAAACATTCCTATCAATAATGACTTTTTTTATGCTTTTCGTGAGATTTTTTCTCGTGTTTTTCATGTCTTTCATGCTTCTCATGTTTTTTGTGACCTTCATGTTTAGCATGATGAACTTTTTTCATCTCGTGGTGTTTCTTTTCAAGATGCTTCATTTCAAGATGTTTCATTTCTTCGTGATGCTTTTTTTCTAGATGATGCCTTGCTTTATGATGTTCTTTTAAATGTTTCTTTTCAACATGATGCATTTTTGCCAAAAGACCATCCGCCTTTTCTTTGATTTTATGTGCAGATGATGCACTTAATTTTCCTTTCTTAACCATTTGAGTAGCCCTCGCTTTCGCGTTAATTGCATGAGATCGATCAGGCATAGGGTACTTTCGTTCACCCGGCAAGCCAAAATCGGATTTAGGTAACTTATTACGTACTGAAGTTTTTAATTTTGCCATTATATTTTCCTAGTTGCAAGTTATTTAAAATTATGTTAATTGGTTTAAAGTATCATCTATATATTCCTTTTTTGACATGTGTAATCTTATGGCTTTAATTCTGGGATATCTATCCATTTATCTTCTATTTCTTCCCAAATTTCAACCCCATCCATTTCATGAGTTAAACATTTTCCATCAGACATTCTGACTATAATCCCTGATCCTGATTCTAAACAAAAGTCCCTCATGCTTTTTGTGAATACATCTGATTTATACATGCATCCATATTCGTCAAAAACTATATAGTTAGTCATTTTCGCTCCACTTTATTTTTTTTCCACACATAGGACAATATTTGTATTTATCCGGCGTTATATCATGATCTTTGGGTAGTGTTTCACAATTGAACTCATAATCTGTTTCAGTTTGATTCCATTTGCAATATGGTGGGCCAATATTTCTATAATTATTAGATTTTTGATGAATTTCAATAGTTGGAAATTCACCCACAGGATTTGCTATTTTAAAAGCAAATATATAGTTTTGAATATTCATAGGCAAATTATGAACGTAATTTATATCTAAATAAAAACTTTCTTTAGTATATCCATTTTTATTTAATGCTATGATTACTGTTCTATCATCTGGCGCAGTTTCAATAGGTAACCATTTAGTTTTCATCTTTAACCTCAACTATATGACCGCCGCAATATGGGCAGAATTTAAAATTGTTTTCTTCAATATTTTCTCCATTTTCAGCAACAAATAAGTTATCACAAAATGTTTCATAATAAACATGGTCTATTTCAAAAGTACTACCGGAGTATTCTACAAATTTATTCCAAATACACGGATAACTATTTTCTTTGTTTTTCATGATTTTATTTTTTAATTAAATGGTGATTCTGGAAGAGGTATCCAGCAAATTACTTTCCCCCCCAATTTTGATGGTGGCTGGTTATCCCATGAAGTTACATAAAATGTTTCTTTTCTATATATCGCACACCATGTGATCAAATTTTCCTCGTCATGATCAGCAATCAATATAACCTCTTGACCTTCACTTGGTTGTTTTGTTTCTATATAATTCCACAGAAACACTGAAAGTCTGCTAATCTTAGTCATATATCACCTAATAATTTCTAAATGCAGCGGGAAGAAGTGAATACTGATTCTCCCACTCTTCTTTTGAGTAAACTTCAGGGTTATAACTGTAATCAGTTATACATAGCCCTTCTTCTGTAACTTCATGCAAGTTTCGATCAATCCATATCATATAAACCTCCTATAATATTTCTAAATAACATTTTATTTTAAACGATTGTATTATTTTTTTACAAGAACCTGAAAAAATATAACAGGACCCTGAGTTTTCTATAAAAATCATTTTCCCAGATTTAATAACTCTTTCATATTTTTTAATAGGAGTAAAATCAAAACATATTGTTCTTTTTTCCTCATGGCTATAAGTTAACAATTCACAATAACCTATAAGCTTTCCGAGTATTTTTATTGGAATCTTAGACTTAGACATTCTCTAATCCTTCTTCAAATAGTAATTTTCAACAAGTTCACACCCATCAACATCTTCGCCATTTTGTATGGATTTTTTTATAGCAATTTTATTTATAGATGATACTGCTTTAACATGAGTATATTCTTCTGGAACCATATACTCATCAATAATATTAACTGATACTGATTTCCTTACATTAAACTTATATATACCCGTATCAACAGTTCCAAATACCTTTATAGCTTCTACCATGTTTGATTTAAGCCTATCTATTACTTGCTGATTGGTATATTTCTTACGCTTAAGATCGTCTATCTCTTCATCAATCCGATGATTGAAACTCTCTTTTGCAGAGATTATTTCATCATAGTTCTGCATCTTCTCTTTCAGATCATCTTGATTTATTTGTAATTGTTGAGCTTGTTCATCAGTAACTTCTCCGTAGTTGTCTTCTATTTCTGATACTAGATTTAGATATTCTTGCTTAATATGGAATAGTGTTAGGTTCATTTTTTATAATATCTCCTTATTACAAATTGGTGGGGCGAGAAGGATTCGAACCTACGAAGCCGTTAAGACCACAGATTTACAGTCTGCTTCCGTTGACCGCTTGGATATCACCCCTTATTGACTAAAATGGGATTTCATCTTCAATGAATGGTTCTGCTGAAACTACTGGTGATTCAGATTGAACAGTAGACTTTGTTGCATCTGTTGAAATGTAACTTGAAATGACGTGCTTATCAGGATACCCAGCAGACTGCTCTAACCTAGTTTTACATTTTCCTTTTAACCCGATGTATTCTTTTAGTTTTGGCTTCACATCTTGAGAAAACATATCTGATCTGCCAGCACCCTTTAATAAACTTTTAAGCTTCCAGAGCGTATTTGGAACGATGTGCTCGTCTGTCATTTCAAATGCGGAGTTGATATCAGTTAATTTAATATGAAGAGTCATCATTGTTTGACCGGACGACTTAGAATTACCTAATTTTGCTCCCGTTACTTCGAATGAACACTCGCCATCCGTAAAGTCTGGACATGAATTTGCATCGAAATCAAATACTGCATCTAGTTCAGTCTTATTCATTTTTATTCTCCTGTTGTTGTTAAATCGTTTTTACTTTGAATTATTTGTGAATCAAGGTAAGAAATTATACCGAGCATTTCTAAACACGAATCATAATCTCCAATTTTTTGAAAACCTATGGCAATTTTAAGAACTAGTGATTTCTCAAATTCGATATATTGTTTAACAGCATTAAAATATTTTTCTTGTTTTTTATTCATTATTGGTAATATTCTTTTACTTTTTCTAGAACTTCTTTTAAATCATTATTAATATGAGAATATTCAAACATTCCCTGAGGGCTTTTAGCTGTATGAAAACCGTCGTTCTGAGTAACAAATAGGTATCTTCCATCTGAAACGTGGGTATGAAATACAATCGTGAACAAACCTTCTACAACTACCTTCTCATCTAACATTTTACCAATCGTTTTGAATCTTGACTTACCGTTATCTTCATTAGAGTGTGAAATTACAATACAGGTCAAATCATCTCGACACTCGCCGAGCTTTTTAACTAAATCCCAGACGTTTTTTGCCATCATTGAAAACTTATCAAACCCCTTATTCATAGCGTTATCCATAAACTCTGAGCACATCAGATATTGAAAATCATCTATTATCAAAGTTTTTATGGATTCTTTTTTGTTTACTACATCAATTAACCTTGAAATTATTCTATAATCGGTTGTCGCAAAATAATTACCGTCAGGGTTTGTGTCTTTGTTTAAAGACGTGTACATGTTTTTGTAGCCCTTAAACGGCAAAGACTTACCCATAACGTTTACTATAAATGTTTCACGTGGATCAAGATTTTTTATAGAAGTAGACTTACCACTTCCACTTTCTCCAATTATTAAGATTGTGTCATTGCTCATTTCTAATCCTCCTTGTTGTCTTCCAAATGATAATTTTTATTAAGATACTGTTTAATATCATTCTCATGCCATCGAAAAGTCTTTGGGCCGAACCTTACGGGTTCAGGAGCATGTCCATCCTTAATCCATTCAAACCATGTTTTGCGACTAATAGATAACATACTCAATATGTCTGGAAGTCTAACAAATTTATTATTTTCGATTTGATCTGTATAATTTTTATTGTTCATTTTCTGTTTGTTCCCATTCTTTCATATCTTGCCAAACAGGATTTTTAAAATCAAACCCTGCCATAATTTTAAGATCAGAAATCCTAAAAATTAAATTAAGACCACATTGCCACATTCCTACAGCATCACCATTTTCTAACAATGGCCCATTAATAAATTTAGGAACTCCGTCTTCGTCAATAATTATGTATTTTTCTTTCATCTTAATTCTCCTATTATTAATAAGATGTTATGGGGTGGGATTCGAACCCACGGAATATCATTGTCTTAAGCTGATATCCGACGAACATGACGCCGACTTAAACCACTCATCAACCCATAACAAGTGAGGTTTCTGAGAGCCATATACTTGAGTCTATCAAACTCGAAATCCCCTCAGAACGACCCGGTTTTTACCCGGTTATGTCGATAAAACATTATCTTCTTACGCGGTGTGTTTTCATATTTGACTAACTGAAACCTCATGGGCATGATAACATAAAAAAACATAAGTGCAATCTTTTTGTTACTTTTATTCAATTGTAGCAAAACGTTGATTCATATATATCAATATGGTTTAATATACATCTTCTTATTCAGATAAACAAGGGAGTGGTTAAAATCAAGATGAGAACTATAAATATAGAGATTTTAAGAGATGAAATGATTTTTGAAGCAGAGATGTATTGCAAGCTACCTTTGCGATTAGCGTTTATTGGACTTCTGCTATATGCAGATAAAGAAGGTCGATTCCTATGGAAACCTAGTCGAATTAAATTGGACGTGTTGCCGTATGATTCTGTTGATATGTTTGATGTTCTAGAAGAGTTGTTCTTTTACAAGATCATTCAGAAATATACGGACAGCACAGAAATATATGGTCACATAGTCAACTGGGAGAAATATCATATAGCAGATGACACAGAAATAGAAAGTGAGCTGCCGTCTCCTGAGCAATGTCAATATATGGAAGAAGATGTAAAAATAAAAGAACCAAAAATTTCAGATCATGAAGAAGTATTGCAGTATTTGATTGATAAATCTGGAACCAAGTTTCAATTTGTAGCATCAAATTTTAAGCCCATAATTTCTATACTGAAAGATAAAGGCATAACGGTTGATACATGCAAAAAAGTTATTGATCTAAAATGCGAGCAGTGGGGTGATGATGAAAATATGTGTAATTATTTGAGGCCATCAACTTTATTTAATAGGTCTAAGTTTTATGAGTATTTGGCTTTTGTGGATAAGCCGAAACAAAAAGTAAAAACTTCGAGTGATAGAATATTAGAAATGCTTAAATAAAGGAGATTTTATGAAATTAGGAGAAAAAGAAAGCCATATAGTTATTATTGAAAAGTATAAGATGATGATTAACAAAATCACTTCTTATTCTGTAAGTGATGAGTGGATAGCTGATAAAATAAAAGCTTTAATTGATTTAATGCCGTCATGTAATCTCGATGTTTTTATTCAGGTTTGTGAAGATTGGGTTAAGAAAGAAGATTCAATGCCAACACCCAAACAATTGAGTTTTAAATGTTTAAAGTTCGTTAAAGATATTGAGAAACAAGAAGCATTAAAAAATCCAAAAGTATGCTACGAAATAGAGTTCAAGAAAAAAAACGGATTAGAGTTGCTAGAATTTGAAGAAGACATTTGCAAATTGAGGGAACCTATAGATCAGCACAGTTGCAAACATAATAGTTTCGTTGCAATATGCAACTTCCATGTTTTGATGGACAAAGAACAAAACGGAAGAGACTGGAATGGATACAAAGGAGTTTTCACATTTTGCAAAAATAAAGTTATGTCATATGCGCAATCAGAAATATTTATGCATAAATATTTAAGAGCAGATATGAATATAAAACGCCAGATGCTTGAGTCGCTAGATGCTGAACATCGGGCAGCAGTGAAAACATATGAGAATAATTACTATAAAGAGCATGACTTAGAATCATCTTTGGCCTCCGTTTTTAAGCAAATTGAATAGTATTGCTTAATTATTTTGGTTACAGAATTTAATGATTATAGCATAATATACATAATATCAGTATTTTCCATTATGGAAATATCTGATTATAAATATGAATACTATAGTTTAAAGCGTGAAGATGCCGGGCCTATTCATATAGTTGACGTCAATTATATGCCATGCTTACTCGGGTCGAGGGCAAAAACACTTTCTAGAGAGAGATGTAGGGTCGAGCCTACTGGTATTCACCAATTTAAAAAGACAAATAAAATATGAAAACTGAATTTGAGCAATTACAAGAACTTGCAGATAAAATTGAATCCGGATATTACTTGATGCCTGGTAGTAAAGAATTGTTGATTGCGGATTTAGAATATCTATGCAAAGTTTATAAGAAATCAGGATATGTTGACGGTTCTGATTTTATGTTCAAAAATTATAGATCAATGTTTATGTCACATAATGAATCTATAGGTTCTGAATGTAAAAAAATAATTAGCGAAAATTTGTCGGATTTATACGAAAAATGAAATCATTAAAATTACCATGCGCTACAGAAGCGCAAGAAGGAAAACTATTAAAAAGTTGGGCTGACTATCATCCGATTTGCAAGAACCACTTAATACATATCGCTAATGAGTCCAAGACGTCATGGCAGAATGGTAAGAGCCTAAAGGATCAAGGTAAAAAAAAAGGGGTGAGCGATTACTTTCTAGCATATCCTGCTGGTGGAAAAAGTGGATTATGGATTGAGCTTAAGCGGTCTAACAAATCGCTGTCTAGATTAAGCGCAGAGCAGGCAGAATGGCTAGCTACGTGCGAGAGGGTAGGATATAGCACATCTGTGGCTTACGGTGCAGATGAGGCCATTCAGAAGATAAATGAATACTTATCTGTTAAATGCTGTAAGTGAGATATGTACACAAAATCGACATAGTTTGACGATATGTCGATTTTTTCTTGTTTTTTAGACATACTTTTTATATATGTTAAAAATTATTAAAAACCTATTCATAGCAAGCGCTATAGTTCAATCCTCAGCTACTGAATCAGAACCCCCAGCTCATGTACCTCGCATGCTAACTACTTCCGAATTTGAAGAGTTTCACCGATCATCTCATCAAATAGTATTAAAAAATAAGGGAAGTATTCTTGATGGATTTGAACTCTTTAGACCATATCGATCAGTTAAAAAATATGAAGATGACGATAAAGAAACGCGTACTTTTTCAATGAAATAGTCTGTAATAGATAATTATAAAAAGACCTACTGCCCACGCTGCTAATATATGAAGATAGATGGCATATATTAGCATGTGTGTTTTTCTGGTATTTCCTTCGATTTTACTTAACAAACAAACAATTTGTTTGATATCTTCGTTATCCATTATATACTTTCTCTGTAGATATTAGCTGCGTAGCGGACTATATCTATGACTTACACCTAATAAAAAGCTTGCATATATTGATAATATTCCATATATTATCTATATATTCATGATTAAAGGGCAGGCAGTCTGAAACCCGGTTCTCTACTAGTTGAAGAGTTCCGGGTTTTTTTATTCATTAATTCTAGTATGTATTCTGGGATCATTACTCTTTATTTTTTCTTTGAATAGCCTAATCACCATTTCTTCAATAAATGCGTCTGTATAATATGCACTTCGATAGCAATCTAATAATTCCTGATCTTGCATTTCACGAAGTTCTTCTTTATAAGACATATTAACTCTCCTATTTTCTGTTTGTATGAAATTTATCATATCCACTTCTAGCATATTTCTCGTAAGCAACACTTTTAATTTCTTCTTCATCTAAAATATACGACCTATTGCAATTGCACTTGTAGAGCGTGAAATCACCAAGATGACATTTTTTTAAAAAGTGTTGCTTAGATATTTGTAACATTTTCGCGGCCTGTGCTGCTGTTAGATAATTCATAAAATCCCCATATTTTTTTTACTTTTATATTTTATTGATAGACAACATGTCAATTTCTAAATAGAAAGGCACCAAATCTATTGCATTTCTAGCGTCTGAGCAAGCATCGACTGAACCCCTGAATGCTTCTTTATGATCGTAGCATTTTGAATGTTTCAATATATCGCTGTATTTATGCTTATCAAATGCTTTTAGCATATTTGAATAGTTAATTATTTTATTAAAAAATGAAACATCATATCGATCTAGCATTTGTTCGAAGTATCGAATAGTTACTTCATAACCAAATTTATATTGTTTGTTTCTGGTAGCATCAAAATGATTCTTCATGTAGATATTATGTAATGCTTCTCTCAACATGTTTATCTTTCTAGAATACTTGTAATTAACTGCCAGTTTTGTTATTAATTTTTTCATAAACAATCTCCTTTTGTTGTGATTAAATTAGTTATGCTGCAAATTTTAAGAATTCTTTTTTATTCAAGTCTTTTTTGTACTCTCTAATAAGATCGCGATGAACACAGAAATATAAAGGGATATCTTCTTCATATCTTACTATCACGCCGACCTTACCGGTTTCCATTAAAAATGGAACATTAATCTGTTTTCCATTATCGTATAGACCACATTCTTGCATTATTTTTTTAAACTTTGTCAGGGTACATAATTCAGCTTTAACAAAATATTGTAAATTTTTTAAAACATTATTCTTTCTAATAATAATGTTATCAAGTGATATTTTTATATCATATCCGGTTCCGAAAATTCCGTACATTGATAATTCTTTATGCATAGATATTCTGTACATATCATCAGAATCAAATACTTTAAAAACCTCAAGCATTATCTCTTTATTTTTATTCATTTTAATTTTTTTAAATTCAGGGCAATCTTGACAACAAGATTGGGGATTTTCGTCACTTCCACCACAACATAAAAATTTTTTCATTTTATAAGGACTCCATTGTTGTTATAAGCTAGTAACTATATACTACTACAGCAATACAATACACGCAAGCTTTTATTTCAACTAACATAATTTTAATTTTTTTTCACATTTCACATTTTACCCTTATTTAGTATTTATTTTTTAATTAAATTTCCTTTATAATCAAGGACTTAACAAAGTGCTTGACACGTGTTTTGTCAATCATTATAATGCATTAGAGCCAGTAGCATCCTCCCTCGATATAATCTATCTATTCTATTCATTAACATTGATATCGATATAATTAACAATAACGAATAACAGATTTGTCCGTTTGTAGAATATATCGTAGAGTAAATGTGTTTTCATTTACTCTACACCCCCCCGGAGGGGGATGGGGGGAGATCAGTTGACTTTGACTCTTCTTTAATCTTTTGACTTTGATTTAACGGTGTTGACTTGGCATTTAAGCATAGAACCGTTAACGCTAAGGTTAACTATCTGCTCACAGTCAAGAACACATCAATGCAATGCCAAACCGCCTTTAAGATTTTTACCTTATTTGCGCCAGTCTTCATAATAGTCCCCCTTAATAACATTGCATTTTCTACATAATATCTGAAGATTTGAAAGATCATTTGTTCCAAGTTTTGAAAGAGGTCTTATGTGATCTATTGATAGATTTTCTGTAGTTTTACATTTAAAACAAGTTTTACCATCTCTTTGTATAATTATTTTTCTTAAAATGTGCCTGTTTTTTGAATAATATTCTCTGTTTTCAAGTATCTTTGAAGAATCATTATAAATTTTTCTCTTGCATAAATTACATGAACCACGAAAACCAGATTTCATTTTATAAAATGTTTGGATTAAACGTTTTCTTAATTTTGTTTCAGAGTTACGAGTTCTGTAATTTACACTTTGATTATACTTTTTAAGTAGCAAAATCATTTCGTTTATTCGTTCTTTCCTTGTTTTCAATAATCACCTCCATGCCAAACCGCCTTTAATCTTTTAATCTGTTATTGCGTCGGCGTCGTAATATTATGCAGTTCATCCAACGTTATTGCTGGAACTTCTCCATATCTACCTTCCTCTGTATATATATACCCAGACTTAATCCATTCTACTATTCCTGAAACTTTAATTTTTACGTACAGATTACCGTCGTAATCAATAATTTTTATTGATCGAACAGGCGCTTCTTGATTTTCGGTATCACCCAACCTTTTAAATGGATAATCAGTCCAGTATTTTTTAAGTTTCATTTTGTTAATCCTCTTAAATATTTTGCAATCGATTTAAATCCGTATTCTTCTGCATAATCTAGAGCTGTTCTTTTCGTATAATCTTTTATAGAAATATCTGCACCATGATCGCATAACTCTCTAACAATTTTTAAGTGTCCTTTCATTGCTGCAAAAATTAATGCGGTTCTATCTTCTGCGGTAATAGAATCAATTTTTGGATTGAAAGACAGTATTATATTTAAAAGTTTTATATTTCCAATTTCAGACGCAATAATTAATGGAGTAGTGCCAAATAATATTTTTTTATCATAATTTGCGCCATTTTTTAAAAGTAAATATATGCAAGATAAGTTAAGCTTGTTTTCATAAAGCATCAACTCTAATGCTTCACTTAATTCTGATTTTTTTAGTTTCATTTTAGTAATCGTCCCAGTTATATTTTTCTGTTTGTTTAAATGTTAGTTGTTCTACTAGTTCAAAACTTTCAGTATGTTTAATCCATGAATTTCGGCAATTAGATTCTAGATGCCCATTTTTATCTAAATAGAAATGTAAGTTTTTTCTTATCAATGAATAATTGTCTATTATAGTCATTTCTGTAGAACCAAAACTGTACTCAAATGAACATACGCAAATTATTCCAATTTTTGTTTTATAAGCGCAATGTAATTCTGGGATTAGTATTGTCATAAATCAATTCCGTATAATATTCTACGCGCACCTTCCGCTGCATTGTGTGCTGCAAATTCAATATCCCGACACCAATTTATATAGTTTGGATCCTTACTTTCACGAAGTGCCTGTCTTAAAATATGTCTAGCCATTCTTTTTCTCCGCATGAGATAAAATACAATTTGACGCTCTAAACTCATGGGATTTTTAATACCAGTAGTATCGTAGTTCATCGTCTAGTCTCCAGTTCAATTTCATCTACTACTATTTCCAGTGCATCACATAGACCATTGTATATCCCCTCTCTTAAACCGTCTAAATAAGCGCGACTTACTTCTGATTTAGCGTCATTATCATTTTGTGCATCTTTTATTTCTTTTTGTGCATCTTTTATTTCTTTTTTGAGTTTTCTTTCTATATTTTTTATCATGATTAATTTTCCTAATAATTTCTAGCTGATTTTCTGTATCTGCTAACGATTTCATCTAAGAACTCAGATTCATGATCGTAGTCAGCGCTGTATAATACATCTGCCCAGTTTTTTAGATTCATGTAGAGATACATGTCCCTGTCTAAAAACTCCCTTCTCAGGAAATTGAATGCTTTAACTGCGTAGATAGTTAGTGTTGTGTTTCGTGAGTATGTCATTTTAGTTCTCCTGTTTTAAACTTTTGTATTCAACACCAAAAATAAATGAATCAATAAGCATGTCTGAAATATCATTTACAAGTCTAGAGTATACGTTATTATATTCACCCCTCCCGTTTAGATGATTTGCAAATTCTTTGGCTTTCTCAAAAATCTTTAATTGAGTTCCGTCTTGACAAATTTCTGTTATCAAATTCTCTCTATCTACATAATTCATTTTTATTTTTCCTTAGAATTCAACAGTTTTTTAATTTCAGGAGCCATAACCTGAGTTACCCATTCCGAATGTTTTCTGATAAGCTCCATTTCAATATACTTTCCAGAGTCCCGTCTAAAGCAAGACTCTACGAACAGTGACTCAACATTAGCGAATGAAGGGCCTGCTAATAGATTAGCGAACATTTCTTTTACTTTCTGAGCGTGTGTTTTTTCTGATTCTCTCATTTTATTTCTCCTGGTCTAAGAAACCGTGACTTTCATATATAATCTGAATGGCTCTATTCAAACCTTTCATTTCTCCTGCTTTTATATAGTAGAAAGCATCAGTTAAACATTCTCGTTTATCTATTTTATCAATCTCTTCTTGTAATAATTTAATAATATCCATTTATTTCTCCGTAACCGTAGTTGTTAAAATTCTAAGAAAGTCAAATCCACTTTCAATTTGATCTTGTATATATCTGCGCGCACATGTCCATGAACCACACTTCTTGTACACCCTGATATCGTTAGATATTACAAAGTTATCAGCGTCTTTGTGTGTATTGAAGATTGAGTGCATGTTCTCTTTGATGCCTGCACAGATTAAGTACGAATTTTTCATGATTGATTTAGCTCCTTGTGATGTGTGTGTTGATATTTTTTTAAATATCTGTGTGGTCACGATTTAGTTCGCTAAAGTAAAAACTAAATGCTTTGCGAATATCTTCTTGAGTTTCGTAATAAACTTCTTCATTACTTTCCTCTTTTAAATCTTTAATGAAAATTGATTTATCTCCTAGTCTGAATTCCCAATTTTCTTTTTCTTGTTTTGCTTGTATAAATTCTTGAATATCTTTATCTAAAGTTAAAAAATTTGAGTAATACTCTAAAGCTGCTGGCTCATAGTTAAATCGTCGAGTTGTCATTTTTAAATCCTCTTTTGTTATCTGAATCACACAATGTGATACAGTGAGTACATATTACTATAGCAATGCATTCAGTGCAACACTTTATTTCAATTATTTTGTAAGAGTATATTAAATAATGATGTTGACAATAATTATGGTATAATGTATGGGTGTTAAATTTTGGAGAAAACAATGCGAGAAATTCAGCTATACTGTAATACGTGCAAGGGAAAGCGTAAAATCAACAAAGATTTCTCTAACAGCAAGGTGTCTATGAACAGTATTAAATGTCCGTCATGCGAGGGAAAAGGGTTTTTAACCACTAATTCTTCAAGTCTACAAAAAGATACTATGTTTAATGGTAAGCCGATCACTAAAAAAGTGCCCAAAACTGTTTCAATACCATCAGTTGAGGTTAAAAAAGGAAGGGGAAGACCTAAAAAGGAGAAATATTAGATGAAAAATGATAAAAGTTGGGAAGATTTGTCGCAATCAGAAAAAAGTAAAATAATTTTTGATGGTATTAGATTATTTCAAGCAAATGAATATTCTGAAAAGTTAGCTTCTTCATCTAACGGCAGAGTAATTCTTCCAAAATTTGAAACTGTTGAAGCGCTGGATAAGTTGAATAAAATTGTAGAAGAATTTTTGGGTGCTGAGGCTAAAAAACCCTTTAAAAAATTTAAAGATGGTGAAAAACCCAATATAGTTTTTGACTTGCCGGATCGTCATTGAAATGAATAAACTCATACTTATTGGTTTTAATGGTATAAAATCTTGCTACCTTAATATTTCTTTAGAAGACGCTATAAATAGATATTGTAAAAAAGAGCGTGTTTCAAAAGAGTATGTGATAGAAAATGACTTGGTAAGCGAAATTACGTTTAAAGATGAGTTTGGTGCTTATGATGTTTATGATGAATGTGATGAAATTGATCCATAAGTGTGATAACTACACTCATAAGTGTGATAACAATTAAAGGTGAATTTATGGAATTGAGAAAATTTATTTCAGATAGTTTGAGACAAATCGGGGAGGGGACTAACAATTTTTTTAAAGATAGCGAAAATCCGACTGTTCAAAGCATTGAAACTATATTTTTTGATATCGGTGTTGAAATTGTTGAAGAAAGTTTTTTTAACGACAATATTAATAGTTTTGATTCAAGATTTGTTATAAAAGTCGACGGAACTTCTTCAAGAATAAAGTTTTCGTTGACAATTTAGAAGATATATCATGGAAACTAGAGAAAAAGGAAAATTTGTGAAAGGAGTTCCTCGTGCTGCTGGTGCGGGCAGAAAAAAGGGGGGGCCAGATATTCGTCGCGAGTTCAAAAACCTTCGTGATTTGCTGATCGAAATGAATTTTGATCCACGTGAAGCTATTATTGAGCTTGCTAAGCATGATGATGAGAAGATAAGGTTGAAAGCACTGGATATAATTATGCAGCGTCTGGAGCCGTCTCTTAAGTCAATAGAGCACACTGGTGATGTTAAGGTTAATCACGATGTCGTGTTTCTTAAAGAGAGAATGACTGCGCTTCTAGATAAGAATAAGAAAGAGATATGATAATAACGGGGATTGAAGAAGACCAAGAGCTAGCTGAATTTAAAGCAAAACTACTTGGGTCTTTTTTATTCTTTTTGGAAGTATTCTTCAAACTAAGAACTGGGCGCGACTTCTTTCTAAGCAATCCTGTCCGTAGAGAATGTCATCAAATAACCATTGCTAGAGAACTCGTAAAAGTATTTGAATTGAAAGTACTTCGAGAATGGATGAGCTTGCCGCCTGGCCATGGGAAATCAACTTTTATTTGTTATTTTATTGCATGGGCTTTTGCTCATTACCCAGATTGTCGTTTTATATATATCACTTATAGTGCTGAATTAGCATCTGAGCATACCTCTAATATAAAAGGAATTATGGATATGCTTGAATATAGAAAAATGTTCGGCGTTAAAATAAGTTCTGATTCTTCAGCAAAAGATAATTTTAAAACTATACAAGGAGGTGGGGTAAAAGCATTTGGTAGTTTGGGTAGTATTACTGGACAAGATGCAGGACTGCCGAATTGCGATAGATTCAGTGGTGGTGTGTTTATGGATGACATGCATAAACCTTCTGAAGTATTCTCAGATACTATCCGTCGTTCTGTAATTGATAACTATAACCAAACTATAAAACCAAGACCTCGTGGCCCTAAGGTTTGTATGATCGGAATTGGTCATGCGCTACACGAAGATGATCTGAGAAACTTTCTTGTAACTGGTCAAGACGGGTATAAATGGGAGCATTTGAAACTAGCAGCAGAGGATAAGGCAGGGAACATATTAGCGCCAAATTTGACTACTCGAGAGATGTTGAATGCTGAGAAGAATTTTAACGAATATGTATTCTGGTCTCAATATCAGCAAGAGCCTCAGCCAGCCGGTGGTGGTATATTTAAGACAGAATGGATTGAATTATTAGAGCAATATCCAGAAATGTTATGTACATTTTTGACAGTCGATACTGCTGAAAGTACTAAAAACTATGCGGATTATACGGTATTTAGCTTTTGGGGATTCTATGAGATAAGGTTCAAGGATAGAAAGACAGGAGAATATGGGCTTCATTGGATTGATTGTGTAAGAGAGAGAATAGAGCCAGCAGATTTGGAAGATGAATTCTTAAACTTCTATAGAAAGTGCCTAGACTTTAAGTGTTCTCCTAATTTCACAGCTATAGAGAAAAAATCAACTGGTGTGACTCTTTCATCTATATTGAAGAAAGCGCGTGGTATGGATATAAGGAACATTGAAAGGACATCAGCAAGTGGTAGCAAAACAGCTAGATTTATTGAAATGCAGCCCTACATTGCAAAACGATTGGTATCATTACCAAAATACGGAAAACATACTACTGTTTGTATGGATGAACTTCGGAAAATAACCGCAAATAATACGCATCAGCATGATGATATGATTGATACATTGTACGACGCTTGTAAGATAGCTTTTATAGATAAATCTCTGCAATACAGCGTTAAAAATACAGAAAAAGAAACATTATCAGAGTTTGTTAATTACAATAATAAGATAAACAAATTAAGAGGCGGCGCATGGTCAAGGACTCATTAGAAAATAAAACAGAATCTATAAAAACAAATATAAGAGACTGGCATCAATATTTTAATAATAATTTCAAACGCTTTGATTATTGGAGAAGGTTTATATTCGAGACAACATTATCTGATGAATTTATCTCTATGATGCAAGAGCTTGGAAGACCTCAGCTCGAATTTAATATTCTAGAAGCTTACATCAATAGATTGCTGGGAGAGTTTTCTAAACAAGAACCATCATTTAAAGTAAGTCAATCTGACATACCGCCATTTGCTCCAGCACAATTGATACAAATAATCGAAGGATACATGCGATATATATTATCTGAATCTAATAGAGATAATATGCAATATCAGGTTTACAAGGATATTGTTAGTGGTGGATTTAGCTGTGTGAAGGTTTACACAGATTATGCTAATGAAATGTCGCTTGACCAAAATATATTTATCAAAAGAGTATACGATCCTACTTTGATTATATTTGACAAATACGCGCGCGATTCTCATAAAGGTGACGGTCAATATTCTGGAGAGCTATATCCTCTTTCTCGAGAAGATTTCGAAGAAAAATGGGGAAAAGAAAAAACATCGAAGATGAAATTTTCACGGAATATACAGCCCACTGGAAGTGGATCATTTGATTTTCAATGGTCATTTGTAAATGCTAACACACAAAGAGAAGTAGTTTTATTGGGAGATTATTACGAAAAAGTTTACAAGAAAGAGAAACTTGTCAGGGTAAGAGATCATGGAGTAATGACGGAAAAGAAATACGAAGAATTTGCATTCAAATGGATTGAGAATGGGAATATGGGACAAATTCCTGCTGTTATTGGTAAACCGGTTACAAAAGAAATAGTACACATAGATCATTATCAGATTTGCGAGAATGAAATTCTAGATAAAGAAGAAACTGATCTAAAATTTCTGCCACATGTTTTTGTTGATGGTAATTCTGAAATGATAAAAAATAGAAATGATGGATCATCATATCAGTTTACAAAGCCGCTTGTTTATCATGCTGAAAGTATTCAGAAATTGAAAAACTTTGCTGGAATCAGTTTGGCAAATGAGCTTGAAAATTCTATGCAGCATAAGTTAATGGCGGCAAAAGAAGGTATACCTGCTGAATACAAAGATGCTTATATAAACTTCCAGAAACCATCTACGATCATATATAACGCATATAAAGATAATGATCCTAATGTTCCGTTACCTCCTCCCCAAACAATTCCTAGACAACCTACACCACCCGAAATCATGCAGACTTTCAGTGTTTCTGATGAGATGACGAAAGCAATTTTAGGTAGTTATGATGCTTCTCTCGGGATACAAAATAATAGTTTGAGTGGTGTGGCTATACAGAATGGCGCAACTAATTCAAATGCGAGCAGCCAGCCGTGGAATGTGGGATATTTAAGGATGATGAATCGCGTTGCTGAAATTGTTTTACATCTAATACCAAAAATACATTCAGAAAGAGAATATCTTCCCGCAAAAATGATCGATGGTAAATCTAATAATGTTAAAATAAATTCCGACAAAAATAATTCTATGGATTTTGATCCTTTAAGTATGATTGTAAAAGTTGAAGCCGGAGTAAATTTTGAAATACAACGCCAAATAGCAATTGATAATTTAACATCACTGATGAAAGTAAGCCCTCCACTTGCTCAATTTATAAGTACAACTCCAGAAGGTCTTACCATGCTGCTTAAGAATGTAGACATGCGTGGAATAGATGCTCTTGAAGAAGGATTAATGCAATATATTCAACAACAGCAACAACAAATGCAACAGCAGCAACAACAGCAATCTCAAAATAGTCCTGCTGCTATTAAGATGCAGGAAATACAACAAAGAAAAGAACAATCACAAATGGATTACCAAATTGACATTGCAAAAGTTAATGTTGACGAAATGAAAGCAGATACTGATAGGATGTTAGCAGAACAAAATATAGGAATAGCAATGGATAAAAATGAGATTCTTAGAAATAAAGTTCAGGCTGAAAATACGAGAACTGCTGTAGATGCAGCAACGAAACTTGCGGGCCATCATCATACTAGAGCGATGGATTTATTGCGTCATAATCACATTACTCAAATGAAAAAACCAAAGGAGATAAACAATGTCAGTTAGGAAAAAAATCATTGAAGTACAGAATAAAATTATAGATGATTTAAAAAATGGAAAAGGTTATATTCCTCTTAAAGCTGATCAGGTTGGTGATATGTTTGTTTTCAAAAATAAAAAAGGTATATTAAAAACAAGAATGAAACTAATTAATGACTTTTTAAACGAAATAGATAGATGTATTAAAAATATATAGGAAAATAAAATGCCACTTAAAAAAGGTAAATCAAAGAAAGTTATATCTGAAAATATCAGGATTGAGATGGGGGTAGGAAAGCCTCAGAAACAAGCGGTAGCTATTGCTCTATCCAAGGCTAACTACAAAAAGAAAAAGAAAAGGAAATGATTAATGTTTATAAAAAGTCCAGTAAACCATAAGTGAAAAGATTGCTACTAATATATAATCTGAAAATGACATATTTTTATCCTGATTTATTGTAAAAGGGATGATGATTATATTACTTGTATTACTATCGTCAACCATTTAATGCAATTATTTCAAATTCCAAGATTGATTAATTTACAAAATATTTAAAGTATATTGACATTACATTTAATATGTATTATTTTATGTTCAAATAAAGTGGATAAGGCCACTTTCGTTCAACTGTAACGTAAACAGGTAAAACCATATTGGGAAGAAGTGCCGCTTTAATCTGAGCGTTAAATCAGATGACAAACCGTGATGGGGTAAAAATCGGAGGTTTTAAGTGACTCAAGAATCGCAAATTTTGGATACGCAAATACCTGTTGTTGAAAATATTGATACATCAACTGCCGCTCAATCTGCGGCAATGGTCAATATTCCACAAGAACAGATGGATAAAATAGTAAAAGCTGCAAAGCATTCTGCGTATGAAAAAGGGAAGAATGAAGCTTTAAGGACTGTTCAGCCGACTTCTGGTAATGGGCAAAATGTTCAATACGCGCCTGCACAACCTGATATTAGTGCATTAGTTGCAATGGAGACTCAGAAACATATAGAGGCTCTCAAGCATCAATATGAACAAGCTCAGATTGATAATGCAGGAAAACAAGCAGCGGATACTTTTTTCTCCAAAATAGATTCTTCCAAAGAAGAACATCCCGAATTAGCAGAATTCGCGAGAAGTGGTGCTTTAGCCGGTTTTCCCAATACGGTTTTTTTGTCATTAGAATTTGAGAATACTCCTGATATTATAGCGGAGTTTAAAGCGCACCCATCAAAAATGGATCGTATCGAATCTTTGATGCAAAGAGACAGAAGTGGAGTTTTAGCAAGACAGGAAATGAAAAATATTTCAGATTCTATTAAGCTAAACAAGAACGCCAAGCAAAAGCAATCACCTTCTCAACCATTGAGCCAAATCAAACCTTCTAACATAGGTGTAGATAATGGTTCAATGTCAAATTTTACTGTTTCTGATTTTTCAAAAATGTTCAGAAATAAGTAATACATCCAATTAAAATATTGGGTAGGGCCATTATCTCCAAATTTACTAATTCATTGGAGAATTTAAAATGGCATCTTTGCTACCCAGTAATATTTTAGTCAACGTACAAACTTATCAAAAAGCTGAACTAGCTTGGCTTATGAATACGTTTGTCGGTATTAAAATCGCTAACAAGAAATTTCAAAACTTTCAGGATAAAGAAGCTCAATTGGGTGACACGGTCACTTTCGATTTAGCTCCTCGTTCGTCAACGATGAATGGTCTTGTTATCGATATCCAAGCATCTGAACAGCGCTTTCAATCACTCGTATGTTCCCAAGCAACCAACAGTTCATATGGATTTAGTAATCAACAGTTATTGTTTAATGTTGAGGACTACATGGAACGTTTTGGTAAATCCAGAATTCTAGAAATTGGGACAAAAATTGAAGCTGATATTTTAAGAAACTATGCTGGTGAAGTTCGAGTCAATAACCCACAAGACCCTCGTTTTGGTCAAGTTTTAGACCCAGCATCAGGCCCATATAGATTTTTTGGTAGTTCTACTAATGGCACTATTAATCCAATCGATAGTTCTACACAATTAGCGAGCGCTATTGCTGGATTTATGGACTTTGGTTATAACCCAGTTAATCTCTGTGGTATTTTACCTTCGGTTAATATCCCTGCAATCATCAGCACTAATGCTAATCAATTTACACCTGCTCGAGCTAATCAAGAAGTTTATGATTGGATGCTAGGTGAGTTTGCTGACTGTGATTGGTATAGATCGAATCTTTTGCCGATTCATACATCTGGTAACGTTGGTAATGCATCCGGCACAGGAAATCAGTTAACTCTTGTAAGTACAAATGATCCTTCCGGTGCGAATATTACACAATTAACATTTAGTGGATGGAGTGCAAGTGATCCTAACGCTATGTTCGTTGGTGATCGCGGTCAATTTATCTTTGGTGTCGGTGGTCAACCAGATTTATATTTCCGTCAGTTCATTGGTCATGAAGTAAGTAGCCAGCCTGTTCAATTCAGAGTGACAGCAGATGCTTCATCAGATATTTCTGGAAATGTAACAGTTAGCATCTATCCAGCACTTTCTTCTACTCCGGGGATTAATCAGAATTTAAGTACGGCATTACAACCTGGAATGATCGCTGCATTTATGCCAAACCATAAGGTCGGTGTTATTCAGTCAGGCAATCCTTTGTATCTTGCAATGCCTAGACTGCCTGATCAACCTCCATTTCCTACTGTTCAAACTACTGACCCTGAATCTGGTGCTTCTATCCGTCACTATTGGGGTACTCAATTTGGTCAGAACGTTATGGCTTATGTATATGATCAAATCTGGGGTTCAACGGTAGTAGCTGAAAATTCAATGGCGCTATTATTCCCAGTTCGCGCTTAAAATAATAAGGAGATAAAAAAATGTCGTCATTATCTATACCTATCGTCAATCTTTCAGATTTATATGTTGATAATTTGCAGCTTTCTGTTGGTACTAACACGCTGTTGAATGTTGCGGCTGGTCAGGCAAGAGATTCTACAAATACATATGACATCGTATCTAATACGGTTCTTCAGTTGAATACTGCTGCTAAAGGAGCTGGTGGATTGGATACTGGAACACTGACAGCAAGTACTTTATATGCTGTATTTTTAATATTTGATCCAACATTAAATGTTCCAGTAAATGTACTTTTTTCCTTGTCAGCCAATAATCCTGTAATGCCTGCTACACGTGGAACAACTTATGGCGCATTTAGGAGAATCGGTTGGATTCTTATTGATGCTTCTAGCAATATAGCAAATTTTTATATGGCTGGTTCTGGTAAAGAAAGAATCGTTAACTATAATTTGTCTATAACCGATTCTATAGTCTTATCTGCGGGCGCAAGCACAACATTTGCACCAATTGTTGAAATGGTTGGATTTGTTCCAACAACAGCATCTTTAGTGACATTCACTTATCAGTTTAACAATAATCTTGCTGGTGCGACTGCTGGATTTAGAGCAAGTAACTCTACTGTTACAGAACTAACTACAACGAATTTTGTTGATGGTGCATCTGCTGCAACATCTAGCGTTTCTGGTCAATTTCAATTGCCAGCAATCGCTCAGACTGTAGATTATTATGTTCAAACTGCTTCAGATTCAATGAATGTGTATGTTTCTGGGTATGTTGATTTTCTTTAATAAATAAAATAGGAACTTCCTTTACTAAGGAAGTTTACTAGTAAAGGATATTTATTAAACATGGCTTATACGACAACAGAACTTGTAACAAGATCGTGGTATTTATCATCGATTGTCGCCAGAGACGAAGAAACTGTATCTGGCGATCAGTTGAATGATGGATTAACGATGTTAAATACTTTGTTGTCGTTTAAGACAGCAGATCAAAGGATGATCCCATACTATGGATTTTATAATTTTAACGGAGTTGTTGGTCAGGAAGAATATACAATACCTGGATTAGTGCTTCCAGAATCTTTAACTTTTACCATTCCAGATGGTGGAGATGTTAGATATTCAACGATGCAATTGGTATCTAGAGTTCAGTATTTTGGTTCACCTAGAGCAAATAAAGTTAACTCATTGCCTTTTATATACCATGTCGAAAGGGAATTGGGCGGATCAAAGTTATACATGTATTTTAGACCAGATAAAGAATATCCATTCGCTCTCTTTGGTAAATTTTCTTTAAATAGTGTTGTTTTAGGTCAAGATTTATCATTGACGCTTGATAATTTTTACATAGATTATTTGAGATATGCTTTAGCAGAATACATGTGTCAAGAATACAACATTACATTTCAGCCACAAGCTCAAGCAAAACTTAGACAATATGAATCAACTATTTTTGACTTGAGTCCTATTGATTTTGCAACTCAAAAGATTTCTTGTTTACAAAGGCGATCTGGATTGAATTATGCGCAAATAAATATTGGTCAAGCATATACTTCTCCATGACGAAAAAAAATTCAGCTAATTCAGAAGAATTAAAACTAGATATTGTTGGTTCTTCAAATTTTGGAAGAAATCCAAAAATAATGGCTAGTAGAACTTTTAATATGATTATAGCTGATGATTTTTTGGTTGAGCTATATGGTTATTCTAAAATTATTGATTTTTCAAATAGTTATAAAGGAAGGGGAACATTCGGCAGTGTAAAAGGAAATATTTTTATTTTTGTTACTGGTAATCAAGTTTATTCAATAACAATATATAGAAATCCTGTAACTGGTAAAAAACAATATTCCAAAACAATTGTAGGAACAATAGATACTTATTCTGGATCAGTTTTTATTGATGAGAATAATGTTGGACAAATAGGGATATGTGATCAGCATGATGTATGGATATATACATATTCTACAGGAGCATTTGTAAAAGCTACGCTGCCCGCAGGATTTAAGCCTGGTTATATAACATACCAGAATGGTCGTTTTGTAGTTCCAGATACATTGACTTCTGTTTGGGCATTATCGGCTGCTGGTAATGGTTTAAATTGGTTCTGGGGTGCTTCTGGAGAACCTGTTCTTGGTGCAATACAAAGCAAGCCAGATAATGCAGTAGCAACTTTAAGATTTCCTGGAAGAGGAAATTTATTGTTAGTTTTTGGGAAAACAGTAACTGAATTATGGGTAGATGTTGGCGCATCTGGATTCCCGTATCAAAAAACGAGTAGTGTAAATATAGATTATGGCGTTGTTAATTCTGCAACAATAGCGGCATCAACAAATATTGTTTGCTGGCTTGGCGCAAACGAAAAGTCAGGCCCTGTTATTATGTATTCTACTGGTTCTGATATTCAAAAAATATCTACAGACGGAATAAATTTCAAAATAGATAACTTGATAAATCCAGAAATGAGTTCCGCTTTTTTCTTTAAAAGAAATGGACACTTGATTTATCAATTAACTTTTTATGACCCAAGAGATAATTTTACAATTATCTATGATTTTACAACTCAAAAGTTTTTTGATGCGACTGATGAGAATATGGATTTTCACATAGCAAATCAATTGTCATTTTTTGATAATTCATATTATTTTGCAAGCTTGAGAGATGGAAGTTTATATGAATTGAACGACGGACAATATTATTACGATTATGGAAAGTTCAAGGATGGAAGTCCTAAAATATTTGAAATACCTAGAGTTAGAGTTTGTTCAAATATCAGAGCTGAAAACAGTTCTAGGTTCGCAATAAATAATTGTACATTCATATTAGAGCAAGGAAATGATGAGTTAAACACCGGAAATAATTCAAATTATATTCCTAGGATTGCTAGAAGTTTATCAAAAGATGGCGGTATAAGTTTTGGACAATATATCGATAGACCTGTTTATAAAGTTGGTAACAGAATAAATAGATTAAATTGGTGGGGTGGTGGAGTAGCAAATGATCTTGTCCCTCAATTTAGATTTTATGGACAAGGCCCGTGGAGATGCACAAGCGGAATTGTGAGTGTATATCAATGAAAATACCTAATTTTATAAAAACGATATGGACTGATAAGGAAGGAAGTTTAACTGCTGAAGGAAATTTATATCACGATCAATTATCTCAGTATTTGAAAACAACAATATCAGAAGAAGGGTTTGAGATTCCTCAAAATACAACTTCTGATATAACAAGATTTTCTGATCCTACAAATCCAAATTTTAAACCTGATGGAACAATTTGGTATGACAGTGATACAAAGCAATTTAAAGGAAAAATAAATGGCGTTGTTAAAGTATTTACTTTAGTTTAGGGGAAAAATATATGAGCTGGTTAAGTAATATTTTTGGTGGTGGCGACGGGGGAAATGGTGGCGGAATGACAAATCCCGCTGATTCTGCTATGGGTTATTTTAATCAAGTTCCTGGTACTATAAAGCCATATTATGACCCATATATAAATGCCGGACAAAATGCCTTAGGTAACCTTCAGGGTCAATATAACACACTAGTAAATGATCCTAATGCCATTATCAACAAATTTGGTAGCCAATTTCAACAATCACCTGGATATCAATTTCAAACAAATCAAGCTATGAATGCTGCAAATAATGCGGCCGCCTCTGGTGGAATGCTTGGTACTCCTTATCATCAACAAAATGCTGCTTCTATGGTTAATAATCTTGCAAATCAGGATTATTACAACTTCCTTAATAATTCACTTGGAATGTATAATCATGGACTTCAAGGTTATCAAGGATTGAATGAAATGGGATATCGTGCGTCAGACTCATTAGCTTCATCGTTAGGTGCTAGTTTAATGAATCAAGGACAATTGGCATATCAGGGACAGCAAGCTCAAAATCAAGCTCAACAAGGACAACAAAGAAATCAAACTGGATTTCTTGGTAGTTTATTAGGTGGTGTTCTTTCTTTTCTCTAAAGGTCAAAAATGGCTATACCTGTCATAAATTTTTCTCAATATAGAACTGATAGCATGGTTCCTCCTGATTTCATGGAGGCGCTACAACAAGGCATAAAAACTGGATTCACGCCTCGTCAAATGCAGCAAGATTTGCAAAAACAGCAATTAGCTAATCAACTTCAAAAAATTGCTTTGCAATATGCTCCTCAAAATGCACAAGCTGAACTTGCATATAAACAGCAACAGGCGCCACATCTTCAGGCACAAACTGGTTTGTTTAATCAACAAGCTCAATATTATGGCCCAAATATTCAATCTGAAATCGGTTTAAGAAATGCTCAGGCTAATTTAGAGAATCAGAAAGCACAGTTGCCTTATGGTGGTGCTACATTGCCTGGTATTGCAGGTGAAATAATAGGCCTAGAATCTATAAAAAAAATGTACGGTGAAAATAGCCCTCAATATGAAGCAGCTAAGCGTCAATTTGACCTAGGTCAGCAAAATATGCAGGCTCGTATAGATTATCAAAACACATTGTCTAGCACTGCGCCAATTCGTTATTTAACACCAACTGGTAAAGGTATTGTAGAACAAGCAAATGTTGGACAAGGAAATGCTCCTACAGGAAGGCCATGGGAACAACAGATAAATTCTGATCAGCAGCAGCAAATGAATCCAGCGATGATGGGTCAATTGCAAAACTCATTAGCACAACAACAGCAAATTCCGCCACAAGGTATGCAACAGCAGAGTATGCCTCAACAGCAACAAATTAATCCTATGCAGATGCAAATGCAACAAGGTGGTCAACAAATTCCCATGCAAAATATGGGTATGCAACAGCAACAAGGAATACCTCAACAAAATCAATTAGCGCCTGGAAATCCTCAAGAATTGTCAGATGCATATGGTTTAACTAGATTGAAACAAACAACAGATTCGGCTACTCGACAAAAAAATCTATATGCTACTAATGTTGAGAAAACTATAGATAATATAAATGTAGATGATCTGACTAAATATTCTGGTGTAAAAGGAGCAACTGAATATGCCTCTGAAAAATCAAAAGATGCGTTAGGTTTTCCAACTAGTGACGATTTCAAAAAATTTAATGAAGCAATGAATGCTTCTCAATTTTTGGCAAGTCAAGCAAGACAATTTTATGGTGAATCTATTCAACCTGGTATGCGTAAAAAATTAGAAGATTTGACAAATCCATCTAGTTGGATGAGAAGTCCTGAAACCGCAAAAACATTATTTAACAATACTAAAAAAATATTAGGCCAAGAGATGCAAACCTATAGAGATGCCATGAAATCTACCGAGGTTTACAAAGGTAAAGGTAATAATTCTACAAATTTGAACAATCAAACATCAAATATTCAACAAACAAAAAATATAGGTGGTAACAATTATCATCTAGTAAATGGTCAATGGATGGAAGAATGACGCCAGTAACTGATCCTGACATATTAGCTCAATTAAATTCTTCTTCTACGAAAGGATTAAAACCTGTTACTGACCCTAAGATTCTTGCACAGTTAAATGGTGAAACTGATTCTGATGATTCATATTTAAAAAATTCCCTACAAAGCGGTGAAGATTTCATAACTGGTTTAGGAAACTCTATCAATAGATTTCCTGCACAATTGGCTAATTTATTATCACCAAAGAGTATGCAGGCCAACATACCAGAAGAAGTTCCAGGTCTTGCTGGACAATTAGGTGGATTTTCAGGAGATGTTGGTTCAATGATTAGTTTAGGTGGGCCTGCATCAGCATTATTAAAAGCGGGTGAATCAATACCGTTCGCTGGACGTGCTGCTGCTGAATTAGGAAAGGAGGGAGTTATACCTGGCATGGCAAGATTTGGAGCAGGAGCCGGATCATATGAGGCAACTATGCATCCTGAAGATAGATTGGGTGCTGGATTAGGAGGTTTTGCTCTTGGTGCTGGTGGTTCATTAGCAGGCTCTCTATTAGGGAAACTATTAGGGTATGGAATAGGGAAAACAAATTTAAGCCCAGAACAACTCGCAGAAAATCTTAGAATAGCTGGAGACACACAAACAGGTTTAGGAGATGTGATTGGTTCACCTGAATTAAAAAAAAGATTAGAAAACGTATACGGAAGAAATCAGCATTCTGGATATGATGAAAAAACATTTACTGTTCAACAGCATTTAAATGATAAAGGTAATGAAATTTTAGGAAAATATCTGGGAGATACTCATCCATTAGAAGTTAATGAAAAAATTAGTGAGGGTTTAAAAAATGCTCATGATGAACAGGAAATGATGAAGCGGTCTTTGTATAATAATGTTGAAGATATTGCTAACAATACAGGGTTAGAAATAAAACTACCTTCTTTTGGAGACAATATTAAAAAATATTCTGATATTATAGATAAAGAAAGTTTATTAAGGTATGAACCAGATACGCAGCAAATTTTAAAAAAATTACAAAATTATTCTAATAATGAGAAAGTTTTCCCTGACTTAACAGCAGAAGGTATTTTAAATAAATTAATGCCAAATAATAAAGGAGAATTTCCACAATCAATGATTGACGAAGTAAAATCACAAATCCCAGAACTTTCACCACCTTCTTTGAAAGAAACGAATATATTATCTAGCAAATTAAATTCAATGGCAAAGGAATATAGTTATTCTCCTAAACCTGAAGATAGAAACAAAGCAAGAATATTTGGAGAACTTGGTAGAAGCTTAAAAGATGATATACGTTCTTCTATAGAAGATTCAGGAAATAAAGAGCTATCAGATGCTTTTAATAATGCTGAGAAAAACTACAAAGAAAACTTTTCACCATTTCTAGATAAAGATATATATAAATTTACCCGTGGTGAAAATAAAGATAATCCAGAAGAGATAATATCAAAATTTTTAAAAACTAGCAGAACAAAAGATCAATCTAATGATATTGAAAAATTGATGACAAAGCTAGACCCTGAAACTCAGAATTTAGTTAAATATAGCTATTTGTCTCGCGCTCTACAAGGAACAGAAAATGAAAGAACTATAAACCCAAGCAAATTGAGAACTTTATGGACAAATGAAACACTTGGTCAAAATCAGAAAAAAGCATTGATTCCAGATCAAGCAGAGAGAAAAGAATTAGATGATTATTCAAAATTAGTTGGAATGAATCCTGAGGCAGCTTATAGAATGTTTAATCCTAGGACAGGTTATAGAAATGCAGAACATTCAAATGCTTTATATCATTTGCTTGGTGGTATAACTGGTGCAGGAGTTGGAAGCAATCAGGGAGGAACTCCTGGCGCAATACTTGGTTCTGCAATCGGATTAGCTGCACCAGCAGCATATGCAAGATATATGACACATAAATTGACTTCACCAGAATTCAGGAAAAAATTTGTAGAAAGTTTAATGAACAAAGGAAATAACACAATATCTGCATCAAATTTAGGTGGTGCATTAGCTTCATCTGCACTAACTCCTAATAATCAATAAAGGAAAAAAATGCTAAATTCTCGTTATGTGATAGCTCCAAGTTTAGAAGAATACTTTGTAGATAAAACAAGTGGATTGCCATTAGCTGGTGGTATGGTATTTTTCTATTCAGATATAGACCGCTCTACTTTAAAACCAATATTTAAATTAAGTGGATCACCACCAAATTATTCTTATACTGAGCTTCCCAATCCATCGACTCTTAGCGCTGTTGGAACATTTCAAGATGAGTTGGGAAATAATGTATTACCTTATTACTATCCATATGATGCGGACGGTAATATAGAATTATATTACATAGCAGTATTCAGTTCTACTGGTGTTCCACAATTCACTAGAGAAGCATTTCCTAATATATCAGCAGGCGGTGGTTCTGGTGGACAATCTGGACAATTAAACTTTATACCAAATGGCCAATTTTTACTTCATAACAATATAGTTGCACAACCAATAAATAATATATTAGCAGGACAAATAACAGGACCGTTAACAGAATTAGCGCCAGGCGGTTTTTATTTTGTAAGACCAAATACAACAACTTCAACAGATATCGTAACATTTCCTGTATACGGTCAATTTGTTAGTAACCCCACTGCTAGTCCCAGATATTCAGCACAAATTCAATGTACGTCACCTAATTCTTCAGATAATCTTAAAGATTTAAGAATTCGGTTTGGAGATGTAAATAAATTTGCTGCTGATATAACTATTCAAGATCAATATACATTTGGATTTTCTGGTATAACTGTTGATAGTGGATCATTTTTTGTTGATATGGAAATTGTTAAGTTTTATGGTACTGGTGGTGCTACATCTCCAACAGAGACTATAACTATAACTAGTTTTGAGATAACAGATCAGCAGCAATTTTTTCAAGTTCCTTTTGTATTTCCTTCTAATGAAGGGAAAAATATAGGGACAAATGACGATAGTTATGTAGATATATCAATTTCATTCCCAAAAAATATAAGTTTTGGCTGCAAATTAACTAATTTCTGTATGTATCTGGGTAATGAGACAATATTGGAATTTAATCAAACTACAGATAAAGATTTTTCAGCAAGAAGTATGGTTTTAAATACACCGAATCATGATGGATATGATATAGGATTACCTGTTGTTGCCACAAGATATGGACTTTTTTCAGATAATAGTGTGGTTGGTGAAATTGTTGCTTCTGTTTCTGTAAATCCTCCAATTTATGCTCACTTATGTGATGGTTCTCAATTTTTGACTTCTGGTTATCAAGATAACGGCGTTCCAAATAAAAGATTATTTAATGCGTTGTATAATATTAATGGTACTGAAATTACAACATATGGAACGGGAAAATTTTTTGCAACATTAGCAGTATCTGCATCAGCAATAGCAAGTCCAAGTGGAAACTCTATACTTTCTAATAATTCTGTAGGTGTAGTTAATGCTGTTGCAGATGGATTAACTCCTACCGGAATTGTATTTACTAGAACAGCTACAGGACAAGCATCATCTTACGGTGTTACAAGTTTTTGTTTATATAATGGCCCACTTGGAGCAACTAATAATTTTATAGTATGGAATAATTCTGCAAATTCTGGTTCAGGTGTAAGTCCTGGAACAAGTGGTTTTACTGTTACATTAATTAGAGCTGGTAATTCAGTTTTGAGAAATATAACTCAAGTAACAGTTAATGTTGCTGTTTCAACTCTTGCAGGAAAATATTTTCAATTTTCAACTCCTACTCTATATTACGTATGGTTTACTGTTGACGGTGTTGGTGTTGATCCAGCACCTGGAGGAATAGGAATAAAAATAAATTTATTAAGTACAGATGTTACGTTTGCAGGAATATCTGAAAAGATAGGTATTGCATTGAATGGTGGTGAATTAACTTCTTTCATTTTCCCAGATGGATCAACAATAATGCCTGGGTCATATTTTACATTTCAAACGGCTGGTGGCCCACAAAATCTGTATTATGTATGGTTTACTGTTAATGGAACAGGAACTGATCCGGCTCCGGCAGGAATGATAGGAATAAATGTAAATATTTTGTCAACAGATAATCCTTTTGTTGTTAGACAAAAAGCCATATTTGCTGTTAATTCTACATATTTTGGTATACCAGATTTTAGGGAAAATTTTTAAGGGGATTGGATATACCAAACAATTATGATTTGGGAACAAGATTTAGTCTAAACAATATTCAAACTGGCGGTTTAAATTTAGGCACTATGGAATTTGATG